GGAAGCCATGAGGCTGACCTGCGATTCATGTCGTTTACTATTGCCGTCTCGTCTGCGTATGACAGTGCTGTCTCCATGAGGCGTGCAAAGTCACCACCACGTTCTATGAAGTCGGTGATGTCTTTTACGCCTGCTTGTTCAGGTATGAATACAAAACGTGCGGTTGGTATGTATCCGTGTATTTTAACCATCCCTTCTGCACCGGCGTCATCGTTGTCCAGGCACACGTATACCTGTTTGTTATTGAGGAGGTCAACCCATTCAGGCTGGAAGGAGAGTGCGCCACCGGTTGAAGAGACTGCGGGGATGTTTCGTGACCAGAGTACGAGCGCGTCTAGTTCGCCCTCGGTGATGACAACAGTGGTGTCGGTATCTGATAAATGATCAGCGCCAAATAGGGAAACACGTCCGCCCTTGTCGTACAGATACTTAGGTTTACGGTCATCACTTGGATCACGACGGTACTTGTTGAAAGAGAATGTGCCGTCTGGGTTGTGGATGGGGATTACTAAGCAGTTATCAAGGCCGAGTGCATTGCCGGTATGAATATGAAAAGACTCAATGGTGTCTTCGGACACACCTCTTCGTTTAAGCCAATCCATATTCGTATTCATACGTAGAATATAGCATGAGCTTGGTACGAAAATGAAAAGAAAGAGATGGGGATAAGTCTAATAAAGAAAGTGCTTGACAAGATTCGCGCCAGGGTGTAGGCTAGGGGGGACCCCCCACAGGGGGAGTACCCCCCTCGCCTACCCTGAAAACTGTGGTATAATAAAATGGAAAAACGGCCAGAATAGGCCGTTTTTCTGTGTCTGTTTTTTGTGATTTTATCGGGTATTTATTGGAATGAGTTTTTCGCCTAATTTTGCTCCGGGCACCTGTTTTCCAGATTTTAGGTGTGCAAGTAGGCTCTTCTCATCTATCACCCAATACTCTGCCGGGATGAGGGATGGGTCGGTTATCTCAAGCACTTTGTCCTTGCGGAACTTCAGAGATCCTGACTCTGTGTGCACCTGTGCGTCCGGTGTCTCTATCTCATCCATCTTCTTCATAGCTGTCTCAATCTTGAGTTTGCCCTTGCCTTCACCAATACGTGATGCAATCTTTTCCTCCTCAGCCTTAGCAAGTTTCATTTGCTCTGTCTGGTATTGCGCAATCTTCTGGCGCAGTCCTTCGTATGCAAGCTTCGCAGGCTTTTCAATAGGCTCAAACATTGCACGTGCGTTTTTGAGTGCAAGGTTTATAGGTTTGGTTATCTCCTCTCGCTTGGCTACAACAGCGTCGTAGTATTTGCCTAGCTCTGATAGGACGATGGTTGCGCTTTGCATATCCTCAGCATTGGTTATCTGCTGGGACTCTGCCTGAGCTACCAACGGCATGACTTTCTTTTCTAGTACCTGTATTTCTTTTTGTTCCATATACATAGAATACTCTAAGATAGGATGTGGCGCAATAGGTTATCCACAACTGTAGCTTTTAGTGTACTCTGTGTGCTATAGTACATATTATGCAACGTGGAACACAGATGACTAAGGAGTCACGTGAGAAGATAAGCCGTGCTATGCGTGAACGATGGGCGAAAATAAGTGCTGAAGAGCGTAGTGTTCTATTAAAAGACTGGATGAAAAAGAAAGTTCATGAACAAGAAACCCCTTTGGGTTCCAAGTAAGGAAATAGAAGGATTAGAATGTGTTCTAATAAATCCTAGTTTTATACCAAAGGGATATGTACAAGAATGGAGTAGTCGTCTTAAACAATATGTTTTGCGAAGAGGAGGTAGTGTGATTGTAGTATCTAATAATAGTAGAATAAATCCATGGTACAAAAAGTAGCAGCAATTGGTATTAAGGGGCGCGACAAACTGGTTAGTGGCGCTAACTATTTGGCTGATGCGGTAAAGACGACACTAGGGCCGTCCGGTCAGAACTTCGCTATTGAGAAGGGTAATCGCATTACCAATGATGGTATTACTATCGGGCGAGAGATTATTGGCTCTCAGGATGATGAGATTGAGGAGCGTGGTGCGAAACTTCTATTGGAAGCGTCATCAAAGGCTAATGACGAGGCGGGGGATGGATCTACTACCACTATGGTACTAGCCCAGGCCGTACTCAAAGAGGCTATCCGTATGTTGCCTAAGGAGGGTCAGCTTGCAGGTAAGATGTCTCCTGCAGAGCTAGTCAAGAAGATAAATGAGGAGTGCGCAGAGGTTATTGAGAAGCTAAAGGCAATGAGCACTCCGGTAGAGAGCGAGGAGCAAATGATTAAGATTGCTCTTGTGTCTGTTGAGGATGAAGAATTGGCTACTCTTATTGGTAAGGCTCAGTGGGAGTTAGGTGCTGATGGTTTCTTGCTTGCTGAGGAGACTAATGATCGTGAGTGTTCGGTGGAGAAGGTGAACGGACTCTTGATAGATAACGGATTTGGTTCGTCTGCTACCATCAACAACCCTGAGAAAGAGGCGCTTGAGTTGTTTGATGTGCGTGTTATCTATACCAATCACACGGTCTCAAGTCTTGAGGCTATAAAGCCTACACTTGAGAGCCTTGTCAAAAGCGGTCAGAAGCAGATAGTTGTCATGGCTCGTGCGTTTACTGAGAGTGCAATACGCGAATGTCTTACCAACATGGAAGCAGGTATTGGTATCTTCCCATTGAACGCAGCTTACACCGACCAGGCTGAGATGATGATGGATCTACAGTCTGTACTTGGTGGACGATTCATTAACTCTGAGGTTGATAGCCTAGACGCTCTACAACTATCTGATGTTGGTTTTGCAAAGCACGTACTCGCCAAGCGTATGAGCACCGTGTTTACGGGAGGTGAAGGACGTGAGGACGCTATTGCTACACGCATTGAGACACTTGAACAGAAGCGTGAGGGATCACCTTCACAGTTTGAGAAGAAGAACCTATCCTCACGTATTGCACAACTCAAGAACGGTTTTGCTCTCATCAAGATTGGTGCTATCAGCGAGACTGAGCGTAAGTACAAGAAGGATAAGGCTGATGATGCGGTGAATGCAGTACGTGCAGCACTGCAGGAGGGCGTGCTACCAGGAGCAGGGCAGGCATTGGTCACTGTGGCTAACGAGCTACCGGACGAATACTTGCTCAAGAACGCACTTAAAGCTCCATATGAGCAGATTGTGGCTAACGCAGGTAAGACACTTGATATACCTGAATGGGTACAGGACTCAACAAAGGTCACGCGTGTAGCTCTTGAGAAGGCATGTTCGGTAGCAGCAACGCTTGCAACCGCAGCGGGTGCTATTACTACACGCAAGCCTAAGGATGTGTGCTGTAAACAACCTACTTCACAGGGATAGGTATATACTCTACGCATGGCCAAACCACATAAAGCAATGTCCGGCATGGAGATGCTCATGAAAATAAACGCTCCTAAGAAGCGTGCTGAGACTAGTCTGCAAAACCTCGGACGTGCTATTGCTACTCACGAAGCATCACGCAAGAACACTCTGTACGGCAAGCGTGTTCCGTTTATGGAGGGCGTAAAAACGTTGATGGATTCGTTTAAGAAACGATAACCAATGGAAAAACCAGACACCATGGAAGCGGCTAAGATGTTCATGGCGATGAACAGAAAGGATCGTAGAGCATGGGAGAAGCGACTGAAGATAAAGATTCCCGGTAGTCAGCAACCAATAACTAATTAGATATGGCCGAGCCAGTAGGACGACCTCTCAAATGGAAGACTGTAAAAATACTTCAATCCAAGATTGATGCGTATTTTGCTAGTACTCCAAAAGAAGAGTGGACTATTACTGGTCTTGCAATGGCTCTTGATACCTCTCGCAGAGTCTTGGTTGAGTACGAAGGACGTGACGAATATAGTAACGCAGTAAAAAAGGCAAAGATGAAAGTGGAGAACGGTTACGAGATAGACCTAAAAAAACATGGTAGATCTGGTACTATATTTGCTCTCAAGAACTTTGATTGGAGGGACAAACAAGAAACAGATGTTACGTCTCAAGGTGAGCGTATTGTCTTAATGCCTGGGGAACTGATAAAAAAGAATGACATCGGCAACCCTGACGCCAGCGCAAGCTAAAATTGCGTCTGATACCCACCGCTTCCGCGTTGTTAACTGCGGAAGACGTTTCGGCAAAACAACTCTCGCTGTGTGGGAGATGTTTGCTATTGCTGTAGCTAAGGATGACGCACGTGTTGCATACCTTGCTCCTACCTATCAGCAAGCACGCGACATTGCATGGGGAGAGTTAAAGAAAATATGCGACCCGCTCATAGTGTCCGTGAATGAGTCACGTCTTGAGGTTAAGATACGCAATCAGCATGGAGGTACTAGCCAGATAGTCCTTCGTGGATGGGAAGCAGTGGAGACACTGCGTGGTCAGCTCTTTGACTTCCTTGTGCTGGACGAGATCAGTTCGTACCGGGACTTTTGGAACCACTGGCAGGAGGTCTTGCGTCCTACGCTGACTGACCGCAGAGGACAGGGGCTGTTCATTAGCACTCCAAAAGGCTTCAATCATTTCTACCACCTCTACAACCTGCAGAACGGAGACAATGATTACCGTAGCTTCCACTTCACCACACTAGACAACCCGTTCATTCCTAAGGACGAGATAGCAAAGGCTAAGAAGGAGTTGACTGAGGACAGGTTTGCGCAGGAGTACATGGCTGACTTCCGCAAGACTCAAGGACTTGTCTATAAAGAGTTTGATAGGACACGACATATCTTTAGCCATGTCTCTTATGAGTCCTATAAGACAATCCTCGGTGTTGACTTTGGTACGCATAATCCAGCCTGCGTGCTCACGATTCAAAAGGACACGGACGGTAGATACTTTGTCCTTGAGGAGTGGTATAAGCGTGGACAGACAGATGCACAGGTAGCAGCCTATGCGACAGCACTGCAGGCAAACGAGGTATACCCTGATCCTGCTAGTGCTTCCGGTGTCCTTGAGCTTCGTCAACGTGGAGCGAATGTCTATGACGTTATAAAGAACGCAGATAGTGTCCGTAATGGTATCAACACTGTCCGTGAGTTATTCAAGTCTAACCGCCTGTTCATTCACAAAGACTGTGTGAACCTCATCATGGAGCTTGAGACATATGCGTATCCTGATAAGAAGCCTGACCACAACGAGGAGGAGAATCCCATCAAGGAGAATGACCATGCACTAGACGCACTTCGGTACGCGCTCATGATGGATGGTGGTATCGGTCAAGGACAAACAATCACCGTATCAACACCCGACTATTGATGTAAGGTGCTATTCTATGAACATATCCAATAACTCCACAGGCTTATCATCGGTCAAGTAGTCACCGCAACAGAGACTGGAGATCCAGTAGACGGCAACGGCAATAAGTTGTCGCCTTCGTCATATCAACCGAATCCTGAGGTCATCAAGCTATTTGAGAAGGTGCAGAAGGACTACCAACAGGCATACATGCTTCAGCACCGTCCGTTTGATGAGTTTGATGGTATCAGCCTTCTACAGCGTGCTGACCTAGACCAGCAGACATTTGGTGCTTTCGTAGGAGCTGAGTGGGTTCCAGCACACAAACGTTGGCGTTGGAAGGGACGCAAGAACACTGCGCGCAATCGCCTTATCGGTATCCTTGCGCACATGCTCGCAGCTATGCTGTTCCCTACCGTCCGTGCAGTGAATGACGCTGACGAGGAGGAAGAGATGACTGCACGCGTCATGGCTATTCTTGTAGAGGATCACCTGCGCCGTGCGGGGTATGAAATGAAGTTCCTCTACATGGTGCTGTCAGCCCTTGTGAACCCTGCCGTGTTCTGTCAGGTAGAGTACGTGACAGCATTCCAGCGCGTAAAACAACAGCTCAAGGACGGTGTGAAGATTGTGGACGCGATTGACGAGCTTCTTTCAGGCTTACAGCTCAACATCATTCCTATTGACGAGATATTGCTTGCTGACTTCTATACCTTTGAATTACAGCGCCAGCCATTCATCATGCGTGTACGCCGTATCCCGTGGGACGAAGCGCGCAAGCAATACGGCGACCACAAAGATTTTCAATATGTGAGAGCGGGCATGACGCGCATCGTGATGACCGGACAGGAGAACCAGACACTCTACGACATTGAGTGGACAGAGGCAGACGCTAACTACGTTCAGGAGATTACTGCGTACTATCGCCCTGAGGACGCTGAGTTCAAGTGGGTAGGTGGTGTGTTCATGGGCAACGATACGGATGTGTACAACACCAACCCGTTCACCCATAGGCGCATGTCGCTCGTGAAGGACAAGAGCGGAGAGGAGGACTGGATGATGATTCCTGTCTATCCGTTTGCGAAGAGTGGCTTTGAACCAATTGACCCTACCGGACGCTTTGCCTACTTCAAGTCAGGAGCCTTCAAGGAGTATTGGGATGACCAGAGCATTAACAAGAGCTATCAGCTCTTGCAGGACGGTATGGTTCTTGACGTTATTAAGCCTATCTTCGGGACTGGTATAGCTAAGGCTGACACTACCGTGATGGTGCCTGGTGCGTTCATTGGTATGCCCCCTGGTGCAAACGTTGTGCCGTACTCACTTGGGCCTAACCTCGCCGCTGCTATGCAGGTGCTCCAGCAGAATAAGGACGATCTTAATGAGAGCACACAGTCAGAAGCTCAGTCAGGTATCGCAACGCCCGGTATCACTGCAACGGCTACGGTAGACGCAGCTAATAACGCGCGCGTGTTTCTAGGTGTATTCGGCCTCATGATTGCATCTCTTGTGGAGCAGGTAGGTGAGCTTGCTATGGACTGTGTTATCCAGCACACCACTATGGGCGAACTTGATATGAGCATTCCTGAAGCGTTGCGTATGAAGTACAAGACCTTCCTCGCAGACGGTAAGGACAAGGGTAAGAACATCAGCAACCGTATTGAGTTCACGGACGAATACATGGGACGCATGATGGACGATACCGAGGTAGAGGAGGAAGAGTGGAAGCTATATGAGCGTGGTGGTAAGGACAACGAGGAGCGTTCACAAAGCAAACAGCGTATCTTCAAGGTTAATCCGTATCAGTTCGCCAGAATGAAGTACAGCATGTACGTAGACGCAGACCAGATAGTGCAGAAGTCTATGGGTAATGACCGCAACGAAGCCCTACTCAAGTTCCAAATGCTCACTGACCCACGTATCGTGCAGTACGTAGACCAGAAGGAAGTAGCAGATGATGTGATTGAGATGTTCTCGGAGGGCGACCCTGACCGCTACCGAGTGAAAGAGCAGGATCAGAACGCCATGATGCAGGCGGTCATGGGTGCTGGTGGGCCACAAGGTGTCGCACCACTACCACCTGCGCAGGGTGCGCAACAATTACAAGGCATAGGACAACTATAATGAGCAGACCATTCGTGCGTTCAAAGGTGTCCGTTCGCCAGAACGCACCAGCAGTAAGGGGAGGATCGCCGGTTAGAGCTGTCCGACCCGTAAAACGAGGAGATATGAAACTAAAAACAGCCACGCGAGGAGCGCAGAAGCTTATGCCGTTGCACAAGCGCATCGGCACAGGCAATGCGCCTATTAGAAAGCCAGGAAGCGTAAAGAAATAACTATGTACAAGTTTGCCGTAAACCAAACAAAACTACAGCGTGCTATCGCAATCTGTGGTGCAGGTGCAAAGGAGAGTGAGGTGCTCGCGGAATACATCAAGATGGGTGGCCTTGTGGCTCCTGGTTATGGTGTAGAGGAGGTGGAAGCTCCTGTCGTAGTAGAGGAGGAAGCACCCATTGTAGAGGAAGAGGAGGTTGTCCACGTAGAGGAGGCACCAATGCCGAAGAAGCGTGCTACAAAAAAGTAGATGATAGCCTCGTTGGTACTATTCGTTCTGCGCAAGTGTAAGCTCTCACAAAAAGAGCGTACTTTGTTGCTTAATGAGCTTGTATCAACAACCGGAGCACTGCCCCTTCATGCTACTATCACAGAAGATGGAGGTGTTATCTCCATACGAGGAGTTCCTTTAAGTGGTGAGTATGCAACGAAAGTTCGTGAGAACGCGTCTGCAGCACTTCATAACCTAGCCTTGCAAGCAGTAGACGAGCAGACTCTGTACTTGGCGGTATCAAACGGTATCCACCTCGCACAGAACTTTGACAACGTACTCTTTGCAAAGGCTGCGGTATGGGTGGTAGAGCAACGGAAACGCTTGCTTGAGGCCCTTGCTAAAGAGACACTCCGGGAACTAGACCCCCAGTTCTAGATTTATTCGGCACCGTAGGCCATAACTACGTAACCATACAAAGATGGACACAAACAACAACTCAGAAGAAACGACTGCACCTGAGGCAGAACCTATTAACCCAGAACCTTCACAAGACCCGATTGATGTAGAAATTGAACGGGAAAAAGAGAAAGGACGACAGTTCACTGAGGCTGAAAAGGCTGCGTTTAACCTAAAGAAGAACGCAGAACGAGCAAAGGAACTAGGCGTTGATCCAGCCACTGTGCTTGGAATCACTGCCGAGCCAGCTCAAGCCGAGGGTGATGAAGTTCCTGAATGGTACAAGAAGCGCGAAGCGCAGGCGGCAAGTAAAACAGCCCTTGAACTTGCAGACGCTATTGAGGATCCTAGGGAACGCGAGCTTGTGAAAATGAAGCTTGAAACCGTCATCACCTCAGGAAGCCCAGAGGAACGTGTACGGATAGCTCGTGGGTATGTTAACTCTGTACGAAACGGACAAATTGCTGAGGAGGTTACACGCGCAAAGCAGGCTCCCGCTTTTGGGAACAGCGCAGGCGCACCAGCTTCTAAAGCACCCGCAACACCAGAGCTAACACAAGCCGAGACACTCTTCACCAGGCCACCATTCAACATGACGCCTGCGGAGATTATCTCCAAGCGACCACAAGAGTAATCTCTTTCATACTTGTGAAGGACTAAAACCCTTCACACATGGCTGCTACTGCTAACGCATTCAAAATCCTGTCTCAGTGTGACCCAGTGTTCTCAAAGAACTGGATCGTTGACTCAGGTGCTGTAGGCACTATCGCTATTGGAACGCCAACAAAGGCAGCGGACGCTGCTGCTGCGTCTCCATATCTTGGTACAACCATTCCTATGGTTGATGCTGACGGCGATACTGCTGACCGTTTTACTGGAATTGCAAAGAGCACATCAACAGAAACCGCCTCAGTAGACGGTTCTGTAGAGGTGTGGCTACCACTCCCAGGTTTGATTTACTCAGGAAAGGCTAAGACTGCCTCAACTGCTGATACGCAGGCTGAGATTGATGCCCTTTCAGGCAAGCGTGTTCTTTTTGACCTTACTTCAACTACATGGTCAATTGACGCTGCTGCTACCGATGCGGTTGCAAACTGTGTCGTTATTATTGGCGGCGATTATCGCACGAATACACTCAACTTCTGGTACTCATCAAAGGGAACCGTTCTTGACTTCTGTATCTCTGCATAGTCCCTAATCTAATTCAAAATGAATAACGACTCAGCACCCGGCTTGATTCTCGTTAAGACAGCTCTTGATAAGCTGCTTGACGAGGCAACAATCGCCCTCGCAACCGTTGGAAAGGCTACAGCCCTTGATGCAGAGGTGTTCACCCAGGATTCGGCAACGAATGCTGCGGTTAACAGCTCCGTAATCGGAGGTGGTGGCTACTTCAGCCAGACCACAGATGACGTGGCTCCTACGAACGATGCAACAGTGACTGCTGCTACCCTTCGCCAGACCCTCATCGTGCAGTTCAAGAAGAACCTTCCTATCAGCCGTACCTTCATGGCCGATCAACAGCTTGGAGCTGTCGGACGCGCAGTGAAGCAACAGGCTCTTACGTGGGCAGCTTCTCGTGACCGCAACGCATTCGCCGTATACTCAAACGGATTTACCACACAGACCACGATTGACGGTGTAGCGCTCTTCAGCAACTCACACATCAACCAGAACGGTGATACGGTAGACAACCTTGAGACTGGCGCACTTGCAGACTCAACACTTAACACTTCGGTTAACAGCCTTCGTACCCAGCTCTCACAGACTGGTGTTATCGCAGGTTACGAGCCTAAGTGGTTGCTCACACCTTCCATCCTTCACCAGACAGGTATGGCCGTAGCCAAGTCCGTGCTTCGCGCAGGAACTGGAAACAACGACCTCAACTACTGGTCAGAGATGTACCCAGGTATGAAGGTTGTATACAGCCCATTCTTGGACTCAGCTTCAACAACCGCGTACTTCCTCGGTTCTACAACTCACGGAGTGTTCCGCTTTGAGCGCGAATCATTCTTCACTGACCTTGTAGACTGGCAGTACCAGGCTAACGACGAGTACATCTACAAGATGCGCGCTCGTGAGGCAGTTGACTCTATAGAATATAGTGGTCTAGTAGGTTCCCTAGGTACATAGTATAATTGGTAAATGAAAGGTCTATCCAAGTCATGCAAGGAGTGCGGTGAAGTCTTCTTCAAGAAGCCTACTCACTCTATGCGTGCTTGGAACGAGAGGACGAAATACTGCTCTCGTACCTGCTCCAATAAGCACACTCTTTTAGATGGCTCTAAACAACCTTCATTAGAGTCAAGGCGAAGGGGCGAACAGAACAATAAATGGAAAGGCGGCAAACTCTCGTTTGACTGCAAGACCTGCGGAGTTCAGTTCAATGTAGACCGTGATAGGGGTGATGCAAAAACTTGTTCTCAGGACTGCAATAAGGAGTACCGGAAATCAGAAGAGTTTCGCAACAACCTAAGCATTGTCCAACGAGCAAAGTACCCAGAAGGCAGGACATTTGAGCGTTCTTTCACATCTCTTCTACGGACATGCTCACGATACGCTCAGTGGCGTGAGAAAGTCCTACAGCGCGATGACTATACCTGCAAAGGTTGTTCAAAACGCGGCGGGAAACTACACGTAGATCACATAGAAGCGTTCGTGGTCATTCTCAAGAGAAATAATGTGCAGACGCATGAAGATGCTCTCTGGTGCGAAGAATTATGGAATGTAGACAACGGACAGACCTTGTGTCTTCCATGTCACTACAAGACAGATACCTTCGGTTCAAAAGCCCTTAAAAAATTATCAACCTTCACTAAATAACCTATGGGAGTAACTAATTACGACTCACTCACCCTTGGAGACGACGCAATCGTTGGTGATGACCTCACTGTTAGTGGTGACCTCGCAGTAACTGGTATTTCTACCTTCACAGGAGCGGCGACATTCACCGCAGCACCCGTGTTCACTGGCGGTCAGACTCGTACCAACGTGCAACTTAGCGCGTTGGTTGGAGCGACCGTCGTACTCACCGCAGCGATGTCAGGTGCAGTGCTCATCAACCGTTCAACGTCAGGAAGCCCGTCATGGACACTTCCTACAAACGCGGCTGGTTTGTTCTACACCTTCTATGTGCGTGACGTGACTACAGGCTTCACCGTTACTGGTGGAACTATCAAAGCAAAGACCTCAGCAACAGGTACTGCAATCTCCGGTACTACACTGACTAATACTCAGGGTACAGCGGTGGTTGGAGACACAATCACGCTTCTTGCAGACGGTACTAACTGGGTAGCAATATCTCAGTCAGGCATCTTCGCAGCAGCCTAGTTGTTCTCACCCTCAAGCCCTTACGGGGGCTTGGGATGTGCGAGGAACTAACCAATTACTACCATGCAACTAAGAGATAACTACCAGTACAACTACATTGCGACCAACACCACCACCAACGTGGATGTAGGCCAGGGTCAGCTTGTACGTATTGTGCTTACAGAGACAGCAGCAGGCGCTATTACTATCTATGATGAGGAGGCAGGAGGCACTACAAACATCATCGCAGTGCTGAAAGCGTCTGTTGTGGAGGGTACATACGAGTTTGGAGTGAACTACTCACAAGGTATTCAGGTGGTGACTGCGGGTGCGTCAAAACTTACCGTCGTTTATAGCCCTATCTAGCCTATGGCTCT